AGGCTTGGTTGCGTTTACGAAAAGGATGGTTTGTTGGACACAGTGAAGACCCTGAAGACGACGAGCCAATAGAAAAACAAAGGATTACCCTCTATGGCTGACCCAAATATTATACCATTTGCTGAAGGCGCACCTAGTGATGAGTTAATGATCGAGGAGCTTGCAGATGGCGATGTTCTGATTGGTGACCCAGAATTAGATGCGATGGACGAGGCAGATGCCGCAGAATTTGATTCCAACTTAGCTGAACAGATGGATGAACGAGATCTCGCACGAAAAGCGCAAGAACTTGTAGGTTATTACGAAAATGATGAGGAAGCTCGGTCAGAGTGGAAGGAACGCTACAAAGAAGGATTGAAGACATTAGATCCAGATGGCGGACTTGACGAAGGCGAAGATGAACGTGGCACACGCGGACTTTCAGTTGTAGTGCATCCGTTAATCGCAGAAGCGGCAACTCAATTTAATGCGAAGGCGATTGCAGAACTTTACCCATCAGGTGGGCCAGTTAAATCTGTAATCATAGGCAACCCAGACGAAGAGCTAGAAGAGCAAGGTCGTCGTGTTCGTGAGTTTATGAATTACCAAATTACTCAAGAAATGCCTGAGTATTTCCCTGACTTAGATCAGATGCTATTCCACCTTCCGTTAATCGGTCATACCTTTAAGAAGGTTTGGTGGAACGTAAACATGGATCGCCAGTGCAGTGACTTTGTTAAAGCTGAAGACTTTGTGGTCGCCCCAGAAAGTAAAGACTTATACACCTCACCACGTTACACGCATATTATTCGTATGCCAAAGAACGACTTCAATCGTTACGTGCAGAACGGATATTACCTACCGACGAAGTATGCTGGCGGAGATACGATTGACCCATCAGGTGATGTAATCGGTGAGATCGAAGGCGTTGATGAGTACGATGATAGCAACGATGATGTAATGACATTACTCGAAATGCACGTCTACGATTTGTTTGACGGATTCGATGGCGAAGAAATGGTTGATGGCGAATCAGAAGACAATGCAGTTGCATTGCCATATGTCATCACAATTGATTACGAGAATCAAAATGTTGTGAGCATTAGACGCAACTGGAAGCAAGAAGATGAGATGAGACAACGCCGTGATTGGTTTGTGTCATACAAATTCTTACCAGGTTTAGGGTTCTATGGCTTTGGCTTGTACCACATGATTGGTGGTTTGGGTAAAGCGGCAACTGGATCTTTACGTGCATTGCTAGACAGTGCCGCATTCAGCAATATGCAAGGTGGATTTAAATTACGTGGTCGTGTCCAAGGTGGCGACATGCAGATTAGTCCAGGCGAGTTTAATGATATCGACAGTACAGTTGATGACATCAACAAAGCTATTATGCCATTGCCGTTTAAAGAGCCAAGTGGATCTCTGTTTAATTTGCTAGGCTTTATGGTTGACGCTGGGCAGAGATTTGCAAGTACGGCAGATTTAAATGTCGGAGATGTAAATCCGAATGCACCTGTTGGCTCAACTGTTGCGTTGATCGAGCAAGGATCGAAGGCATTCAGTGCGATACACAAGCGATTGCATTACGCACAAGGTCAAGAATTTAAATTGTTAGCGCAGTTAAATGCTGAAAATCTACCTGACGAGTTTAGTTTCTCACAAGCTGGAGCAGATGATACTATCTATCGAACTGACTTTGATGATCGAATTGATATCATACCAGTTAGTGATCCAAACATATTCTCAACAGCACAGCGAATTGCACAGGCACAAGCTGTTCTGGAGATGTCACGATCCGCTCCACAATTCCATGATTTGTACGAGGCATACAAACGTATGTACGAAGCACTTCGGATTCCAAACATAGATCAAATATTGCAGAAGCCAGAAGAGGCTGTGCAAATGGATCCAATTGACGAGAATATGAGCGTATTGTACGGCAAAGGTATTCGTGCATTCCCAGAGCAAGATCACGATGCACACATTGCGGTTCACATGCAGTTCTTGCAAGATCCGTCATTAGCAGGAAATCCTGGGGCTAAAGCTATGCAACCTGTGTTAATCGCACATATTGCAGAACACATTGCGCTTCTCTATCGTCAACGCATGGAGGCAAGTATCAATATGCCTATGCCGATGTTGCCAGACTTTAAAGATCCTAAGTTTAAGTTTGAGGCAGTAGATCCAGAGATGGATCGTCTAATCAGTCAACGTGCGGCTGAAGTTGTGAAGGCATCACCTCAGATGAAACAAATCGAGGCAATGAAAGGCATGATGGGCGGACAACAAGGTCAGCAAGGCAATCCACTGCAATATGCACAGGAACTTGCTAAACTTGAAACCGAAGCACTCAAAGCTAGAACGCAAGCACAAATCCAAGCAGACCAAGCTAAAGCGAAATCTAATATCGAGATCAAGCAAGCTGAAGCGCGACAAGACATGGAGATCGAAATGGCAAAAGCACAAGCTGACATGCAAGCCAAGATCACTAAGTTGGAGGCAGATCTGCAACTAGAGCGAGAAAAAAATAATGCTAAAATTCAAATGGAGGCAATGAAAAATGTACCCCCCACAGTATAACTTGCCACCAATTAATCCTGCGGCCTTTGGCGGTTTACCGCAAGAAAGACCACAAGGTGCGCCCCCACTACCCTCCCAAGGTGGGGGTCAGCAACCAATTGACATGAATAAGTATCTGGTTGATAAAGTAATGGAGATTAAGCGTCGAATGGCAGGCGGCGGAGATGTAGGTGCGTTAGGCGCATTTGCAAGCGCAATGCCACAAGCACAACAGCCACCTATGTCGGGGCAACCAAATCAACCACCTATGAGAGCGTAGAATTATGATCAGTAATTTATTTTCAAAGAATCCAGTTTTTATGTGCTTCGGTGGCGGAGGATCAGGTGGATCTAGTTCTGGAGCGGCGAGTAGTGGCGGAGGATCAAGGGCAGATAAAAAAGGTGCGGCGGCAACTTTCTCTGCGCCAAAGCCAGTATATACTCCTCCTCCTCCAACAGTAGTAAATACATCGAGAGATAGACGAGATCGTACTCCAGTACCTGCAAATGTTAGTCCTAACCCTAGTACATATGGAACTTTGCCAGTGTTTGAAGTTCCACCTCCTGTTTATATGCAACAAGACAATACAGGTGGTAATGCTAAAACATTACAGCTTCAACAAGATGATTACGATAAAAGTAGAAGATATATTGATTCACTTAACAAATCATCACAAACTCCACAAATTCGTCCAGAAAATTTAAGTATCGATCCATTATCTATGGAAAGTGACAAAGGCGCACTTGGTCAAGTTAGTAGATATGGTGTTTACGCTGGTGATGGATTTGAATTTAAAGACAGTGGCCAAGGTTACCAAACCAGAACATACACTGGCGCACCAGAAACAATGAATAATATTGGTCAAGATGTCATTAGTGCAACTGAAATTGGTTATGGCAATCAACAAGATAGGGAAAGATTTAGAAAAATAGGTCAAGCGTCATTTGACGAAGGCAGTGACTTTGCCCTTTCAAAAGGATCTGCAAATGATGGAGATTTATTAGAGTTTTTAAAGACAGGTAGTTTTGGTGCAAGTGATTCATTCGCAGATCAATATGGATTAAGAAATGCTGAACCTGTAGTTGGAGGTGAGCAAGTAGGCGCATTGTCGTCGGTTGCGTCAGGAAACGCTCCTCAGTTTGCGACGACGACAGCAAATTACACTGGCCTTGAGAATGTATACAACTCGCAAGGCGAGGAAATGGCTAATTTCTTTACTCCTAGTGATGGAGCTTCATACGTTCGCGGTCAGCTTGTAGATGATGCTACAGGTCAACCAATAAGAGCTGGTGGAATGACATCTACTGGTAATCCAATCCGTGGTACTTTTGATAATCAAAAAAATAACATTGAAGGATTCGGTGGGCTTGGTGCAGGAGCAATACAAAACTCAACAAGAGAGACAATGGCAAATCTACTAACGCCTGGTGATAGAGCCGCTTATGTAAATGGTCAGTTGGTTGATACTACGACTGGTAAATCACTAGAAGGCGGTGGCTACACTTATGATGCTGAAGGTAAAAATCCAGACTACGTTTACGGCGTATCTGATGACTTCAGCAACAACTTACAAGTTGATACAACTGGTATGGATACAGGTGCGGCTAATGCGGCAATAGCAAATCAAATAATGCAAAGAGATGTACCGCCAAGTGATTTAGCATACTTTACATCATTCTTGCCAGGTATGACTGTTCCGTTAATAGGTGGCTACTTAGGTGAGAAGATGTTGGAGGGTGGCATTGAAGGTCGAAGGTCAGTTATAGCTGAACAGACTGCCGCGTTACAAGCTGGAGCTACTCCAATATACAACGATAAAGGTGAGTATGTTGGATACAACGATGGTACATCTACTGTAAACTATGATCCAAGTATCTCTAGAAGCAATTCAAACGACAGAATTGATCAAAACTCTACATCTATTTTCTCTCAAGCAAGAGAAGCTCGTATGAGTGGATCAGACGATAACAATACAACTATGAACGATAGATCAAGAAGTGACGTTGCTAATGATATATTCAGTAGATACTACAAAGGTGGTTCAGGCGTAGGTATGCCAGATTGGTTGCGTAGATACGCATCTGGAATAAGAATTGATGAATTGTTATCTAAAGAAACATTAGATGATGGTACAGTAATGTATAAAACTCCAGACGGAAAATACATTGACGCAAAATATTTAGCTAACGCAAGAATCGATGAAGACCAAGATAGCACGAGAATGCCAGAAGGCACTGATAAAAAAGGTGAATTTAATAATGAGTTAATACCTGAAATAAATCAAGGTTTTTATGACTCTGACATATACAAAAACTTTATAAATGATGAAGCTAATAGTGTAGGTACTACAGATATGTATGATAGCCCATATTTTGGTTCTGTTGGTTCTGGTAGTTTTGGTAAAGCACAAGATAGAGCATACGAAGAATATTTAGCTAGTTTAAATTAAAACATAAAAAAGGAGGCAGTTATGCCAAACATCGAAGAAAACCCTGACTTTCAACTGCTGAAACAATTTCTGCAAAGCATTAATCCGAATGACATGGATGAAGCATCTGCAACAGAATTAATGGATCTTGGCAAGATGATCCAAAATGGTGGCGCACTTACTGATCGCCAACGTGAGATGTTTGCAAGTGTTGTGGGTGCAATGCCTGATATGGGAATGCAGACTGGCGCGGCTATGACTGAAGCTGAGATGGAAGAAATGCGTATGCGAGATTTCAATCAAAAACTTCAAGAACAACAGCGAGAAGCGTTTGATGCAAGTCAACGTGAAATACAAGCTGGCAACTTCCCTGGCATGAATCAAGTAAAATAGGAGGCTAAAATGGCTGAAGTAAATATCGGAAATATGGAAGACAATGCAATTCTCTTTGAAGAGAAAATGGGCTTCCCACATGACACTGATGGCTTAGATTTATCAGATGAGCAACTTGTTAACTTCTTATTGTTGTGTCACCAAGAGCATGTACTTGGCGACGAATACGACGAAGATGAAGAAGAAATGATGTACGAAGATGACGAAGAAATGATGGAAATGCCAGATGGCAAAGATGTCAAAGTAAAAGTTATGAAACTCGATGGTGGCAATGTCCATGATATGATCAACAAACTTCTAGGAGGCTAACATGCCATACAATAAGTATTCTCCAAAGCAAAAAAAGTTAGCGGCGGTTGCAGGTAATCCAAAAAAGATTACTGGTGCTGATTTAAAGGCTGTTGCAAAACGTAAGAAAAAGAAGAAAGCCAAGAAGTAATGGGTATATTAACAGCACTCCAGAAAATTGCTAAATTAGGCATTGAAGGTGCTGTTGATATTGGTAATGGCGTTTATAAGTCATATGAACAAATACTTGCAGAAGTTGGTGGCAATGTTGTTAGGGAAGGTCTGAGATATTCAGATGACGATACAACAAACCAAATTATAACAAATTACCTTAAAAACAAAAGTAGAGGTAGTGCCTTAACAAAAGGTGGTTATATGGAAGATACTGTAATTGGTCGCACCAAAGTGCCAAGAGGTACAGTTCCATTAGAAGAAATGGGTGCAGAGATTGATATATCTACAAGAATCCAAACTAATCCAGAGCCTTTTAATTTAGAGAAGGCAATCGAAGAAGGTGCTAAGTTTATGTCCATCAAAGGCGATAGGGCAAGTGGCACTGGATCTGTTTTAAGCGTTAACGATATACCTTTGATTAATCCTGTACCGCGAGAAGGTGGCTATGAATATGCCACAGAAGCTGAGAATGTATTAGATAATAGAATGTGGGGAAGCGATCCTGCAATATTAAATAAACAAATTTCAAAAGCAAAAAAAATCTCTGGTCAAGTAACAGATCCAAAGACAGGTGAAATATTAGAAGAAGGATCTCCAGTATATGGCGTTTACTTTAATGCGGCTGGTGACAACGTAAACTTCTCTACAATGGTTTCAGATGTTACTTTGAATATGTTGCCTAATATGAAGATAACAAATAAAGCGGCTAAAGAATTTGATGAAAATTTAAGAAAACGTGTACCAAACTGGCCTGGCCTTAATAACTTAAAAGCATCAGATATTGATGCTGTTAGAAATTTCTTTAGGCAACCTAACAGTGGTGAAGCGAGAAAAGCATTCTCAGAAGAAATGGCATTGCCAAGAAGTATGAAATTAGGATTCCCTGATCAAGCGTCAGTAAGGGCGGCTGTTTCAAAAGCTGATATGCTTGGAATGGGTTCTGGAGATGCGGCTGGGCGAATGATTTCTAAGATTGACTATAATGCACCTGTAGATCCTGTGTCTAATCACACAACTTATCCAGCAGGATTAAAGAAAGTTTCTAATACACCTGTCTACAGAATGGCAGATGAAAAAGGTAACTTTAGAGATGTCCCTGTAAGTATGTTCTTCCAAGATTTTATCGAAGGTAGAAAAGTAGATGGTGTTATACCTCCAGAACACAGAAATATTAGGGCAATGGAATTGTCACAAGCGACTCAGCCTGCTACAAAAAAACTATCAGATGTTATTAACGAGTACCTATATCAAACAGACAATACAAAACGTGGATACCCTTACAATAGATAGAATGCCAAAAGGATTTTAAAATGCCTGCAAAGAAAAAAGCAAAGAGGGACGCTTGTTACAGAAAAGTAAAAGGCAGATATACACGTAATGGTGGTACATGGCCTTCTGCTTATGGGTCAGGTGCTTTAGTTAAATGTCGCAAGGTAGGCGCAAAAAATTGGGGTAATAAAAGTGCCAAAAAAAAGTAGTAACAGTTTAAAGACTTGGTTCTCTCAGAACGATGGCAAAGGTTGGGTTGACTGCAAGACAGGCAAGCCATGTGGTCGTAAGTCTAGAACAAAAACTAAACGAGGTTATCCTGCATGTAGACCAACTATGTCACAATGCAAAAGTAAGGCTGGTAAGATAGCCACTAAGAATAAGACATCCGCGAAACGTATAAGTTGGAAAAAACCAAAGAAGAGGAAAGTATAATGGCTAAAGGTATTAAACATTATTTTAAGAATGGCAAAGAATATAAGGGTGCTACTCACAAAACCAACGGCAAGGTCATGTCTGGGGCGCGTCACACCGCTTCTAGCAAGTTTCTAGTCCACATGAAGGATCTATCGGCTACAGCTAAGAAGGTGGCTAAGAAGTAGTGTTTGGCTCCCTAAGTAAATTAGCTATGTCTTTGGGTCGTGAGTTATTTGGTCTTAATGTTAAGTCCAACCAAAAACTTGCTGACATTGCAAAGAAAATTGGAATAGACACAGATGATATTGCGTCTGCTTCTGATGAAGCTATTCAACAGGTATTGGATAGAGGTGCGCGTCAAGGAATTATAGATCCTCGTGATGCCAATAAGATCATCATACAGATTGCCAAGGATGCACAACCCACACTGAAAGTGGACAATCCGAATGAAGATTGGCTTGCAAGCAAAATAAGATTTGCTGAACGTTCCAAAGTAGATGCACCTCCAAATACATATAGGGCAAACTTAGGTAACTCAGATGGTGTAACTGGATACTTTAGTAAGCCAATAGAAGTTGATCCAAGAATGCTTGCAAGCGTTAGAGGCTCAATGGGCGAAGAGAGCTTTAGACCTGACGCAAGAAAAATAAAAGATCTCAGGGAAAGTATTGCAGAGGGTGGCTACGAGGCATCTCCAATTCTTATCCATGTGCGTGAAGATGGCGTACCATTTGTGGTTGAAGGCAATCACAGGATCATTGAAGGTATTGAAAGTGGTAGGTCAACTATACCTGTAGAACTTAAATATCTTAGAGGATCTGAAGATGTAGAAGATGGCATACTAAGTCCAAGTAATTTAGGAGTTAATCGATAATGGCAAAATACCAAGGTAGAACTGTAACTCTAAACAAGCCACGCAGAATAGCCAAAGGTGAAACATCTTACGGCAAGAAGAAATCTGTTGTATATGTGACTGATGGCGATAAAGTTAAGAAAGTTACCTTTGGGGATGCCAACATGAAGATTAAGAAAGCTCAAGCAGGGCGTAGAAAAAGTTTCAGAGCGCGTCATAATTGTGATAACCCTGGCCCAAAAACAAAGGCCAGATACTGGTCATGTAAGGCGTGGTGATATGGTTAGTCCTGTAAATGTATTTGGTGCTTTAGCTAAATTTTTTAGTCCAACCATAAAGGCGGCTAAAGAATTGTTACAAGAAAAAGGCCCTTACGAACAATTAAAGATTACGATGTTAAGAAATGGAGCAAAGGCAGACGAGCTAGAGTGGTCGGGCGCAGATGATTTCTTTAAAGGTAAGAAGGTTACTAAAAGTGAAATTATTCAATATCTTACTGAAAATGATCCCAGACTTAATATAAACACAAGAAAAGTTGACAGAGGATTAACTGGTGAATCACCATCTTATGGCGTAGTTGACGAACGTAACAGAGCCGTAGCAGAAGCTATGGAAGATAGACCTATGGTTGAGGAGACTAAGTTAAATATTCTTGATGAGATGAAATCTGACCCTAATACTTCAGATATTATTGCTAACCAAAAACCTGAAGATTTAGATAATTTTTTAGAAAATAGAGTTTTTGCCGAACTTGTAAACGACTATAATTTTGATCAACCTGCATTTTACAATAAACATAGAGTAGAACTGCCTAGAGTTTTTGGTGCAGGTGAAACGGAATATTCAAATTATTTTCCAGAAGGTGCTGAAGACTACACAGAGAATTTATTTCAATACTTTGATCCAACAGGAAGAATAAAAATGACTAATCTTGCTGGGAGTGGTCATTTTGGCGACGATGATCTAGGTACAGTAATGCACAGTCGAACAGGTATTTTTCCGACACGTTCGGGTGAAAAAGCTATGTATGTTGGTGAAGGTCAATCAGATCCATTCCAAAAACTTCAGCAAGGTAAAGATCTTACTGATCCAGAACCAATATATGAAAATAAAAGAAACTTACCTAGACTTTTAACCAGAAATTATGACGAAAGTTTATCGGCTTCTAAAATGAACGAATTAACTGATAAAGTATATAGTGATTCCAATAAACTTAGAGCAAATAATAGAAAGATGTTTGCCAATAATTTAAGCGAAGAAGAGTTGGGTAGACTTGGGCGTGAAGCGGCTATTTTTAAAATAAACAAAATAATTAAAGACCCAACAAAGCAAAACGATACTTTTAAAGATATGGCAAAAGCCTTTAAAATTAAAGATGAGCTTCCATTAGATACATCATCATTTACTGAAGATGAACTAGAGTTTTTGCATTATCAGCTTTACAACTTTGACGAGTTTAGAGGTATAAATTTACTTGCCAAAGATGACAAAAGAAAAGCTGATGAACTACTGTCTGCTAGAATGCAAGCCGCTTGGACTAGAGATTCTAAAGGCGTAGAGGCTGTTCAAGAATATATGGCTTCAAAGCCAGTAGACTGGCTAAATGAAGGTTTTAGGAGATATTATGGCAATTTAAATGCTGATAATATGTTACTTAAAATGGACATACTTGACACTCGAAAGGCAATAGACAAAATAGAGCTTGATAACTTTAGTGGTGAGCAAGGATTTAAAGAAGAAGGCGCGCCATTTATTTCATCTCAAGACAAGTGGGTAGACCAAATAATAGGAAAATCTATTCTGGATGCCGTAAACGATCCGAGTATAAATTACTTGACGTTTCCTGATGATATAGGGGCAATCGCTAAAGTTACTGGAAAAAATGTTGAAGATTTAGAGCCAGGTACAGAAAAGTTTTATAAAACCGATACTCAAAACAGATTAAAGAAATTTCTTAAAAAGTTTGATGTAAATCCTGAGATAAAACAAATAGATTTAAATCCACCGCCAGTAGCAGGGCCAAACACTACAGTAATACGAGATAGCTCTGGTGAGGAATCTTTTAGTTCAAAAGGTTTTAAGATAACACCAGAGTTTAGAGAAGCAGTAATTAAAAAAGGTATACCTACTTTTGCACTTCCACCTGTAATTGGTTATGGTGCGTTAAATAGTATGGGTGAAAACGAAAACGGAGATCAAATGTAATGGCTAAAGCGGCAGTTAAAAAAGTAGCGCAAGCAGAGATCAGGGCGGCAAAGAGCTTCTTAGAACGCCGTGGTCTAAAGTCTGATGACATTTCTCCTAGAAAGTTTGCAATAGCCGCTAAAGAGCTAGATAAAGGCTTTGCGGATACATTAAAGATACTGGCGCGTGAGTTGTCAGGTGGGAGCGTGTAATGGCTGATGAAGGTGCATTGTCTGGATTAATCAAGAAAAGAGAAGTTCCAGTAGATAGCGAAACACCAACTAGAGATAAGTTAAACTTGCTTATTTCTGAAAATACTCCGTTTAGCTACGAGCAAGTTGGTAATGTTATGGGTGGTAAAAACCAAGGTTTTTATGACATGGGATATTCTGACATTACCATGTTTCCTGCTTTTCTAGATGCTTATGACGCTCAAAAAAGATTAGCACAATCAGAAATGACAGATAATTTTACAGATGTTGAAGAAGCTCAAGTGAAAAGCATTCCGTTTGGACTTAAAGTTTTATCTCTTTTAACTGGAGAAGGATACAAGGCTTTAGGAATAGATTCTCCTATTTTGCCATTTGATTCTCCCATAAATAAAGTAACTGATTACTATGATGGGAAAAAAATGGACACTGCTTACATTTACGGCGCACCTCTTGGTGCTTTAGGATTAAAAGCAGGGGCTGTAAAGTTTCTTCAAAAATTTAAACAATTTAAAGGATTGATGAATCAATGAACCGCGCAAGTTTTGGAAAATTAATGACTGGAGGAAGTAAAATGAAGTACGGAAAAAAGAAAGCTGTTAAAACAAAGAAAAAAACAGTAAAGAAGAAGAAGGCCAAATCAAAAGGGAGATACTGATGGCTTCAGAAAGTAAAGACGTGACTGTTCACGTAACAGGTGTCTCCATGACAGGAGGTGTCAAGAATGACAGTCAGCGATCTGCTCCAACAGATCCGAAAAAATCTGGAGAAGGAGAAGCTAGAAATAGCTAAAAGTATGGTTGAAGGTCGGATTTCCGATTTCAATTCATATCATAAAAACGTGGGTATATCTGAAGGCTTAATGCAAGCGTCAGATATTATCCTCGAAACGATTAAAAATATAAACGAAGAGGATGTATAACGTGTCTCATCAACATGATAGAATATATAAAGACGAAGAAACTGATTCAGAGATCAGTGCAAATCAACTGCCAATACCTTTAAATTGGAAGGTCTTGGTTCAACCTAATCAGGTTAAAACTAAAACAGCAGGTGGTTTACATCTGCCAACAATATCCCAAGACAATGAAGAATACCTTACCGCTCATGGCACAGTTTGCGCCTTGGGTGATTTAGCGTATCGGGACAGAGACACTGGCAAGCGATGGCGTGCCGATGTTAGCCCCAAGGTCGGAGATCGCATAACCTATGGAAAATATGCTGGTCAGAAACTTGTTGTAAAAGGCGTTAAGTTCCTTCTGCTAAATGATGATGAAATAACATCAATTTTGCCAGAAGGTGTTGAAGTCGCCGCATATGTAGGGTGAACCAAATGGTAGAAAGCAATGTAATGAAAGAAATCGAAGACGAGATCAAAAGAGCCAAAGGAAGCTCTGATGATTTTGAAATCGAGGTCGTAGAAGATCCAGTTCAGGAAGCATCTGAAGAGGCGAAGGATGTTGCAGAAGAAAAGCAACAAGCAAAGCCAGAGCAAGAAGAAGACGACTATGGGCCGAAAGTCCAGAAGCGTATTCAGAAACTTGTAACGCAACGCAGAGAAGCTGAAATACAATCTCAACAAATACAAGAACAAAATTCACAGCTTCAAAAGCGTCTAGAACGCCTAGAGCAAGGCTCTCAGCAATCCGCAGAGCAAATGTTCAATGATCGTTACAGTCAAACTAAGCAGGCTTTACACAAGGCTGTGGAGGAAGGCGACACGGACGCTCAAGTAAACTTCCAAGAACAAATGGCTGATATGAGAGCGGCTATGCGAATTGCAGAAATGCAAAAGCAACAGCAACAGCAACGTGCTGTATCTCCGACAGTTGGGCGCGCACAGCAAGCTGTGCAAAACCCAGCTCCACAAAAAGCTATGTCTTGGTGGCAACAAAACAATTGGTTCAATGCCGCTGGCTTTGAACGTGAAACGGCGGCGGCGCGTGCAATCGATGTTCAACTTGACTTAGAAGGTCACGACAAAAATTCTGATGAGTATTACGATCACTTAAACAATCGTTTACAAAAAGTTTTTCCTGAGTTATCATCTGGATCAAGTCCAAGTAGACCACGAACAAAAAGTAGATCACCAGTCGCCCCAACTACAGGCGGTTCGTCAAATTACAAGGGCAATAGAGTAAGAATGTCGCAAGAACAACTCAAGATGGCTAGAGAACTTGGAATCACTGATGAAAAAGGTCTTAAACAATATGAAGCTGAAATACGGCGTCAAAAAGGAGCCAGATAATGACTGAGAATAGAAATGTGCGCGCAGACGAAACTCGAAACTCTATGAGAGATGAGCAAGCTCGTCAAGAAACCTCATGGAAACCCCCAGCACTTTTGGATGCACCCGAAGCTCGTCCCGGTTTCGTCCAAAGGTGGGTAGCTACCTCGATCCAAGGGAAAGATACGCCAGACAACGTGTACAAACGTATGCGTGAAGGATGGGAAGCACGCAAAGCTGAGACTGTGAAGAGTAAGTTGTTTCCGACTATTAATCACGGACAGTGGGCAGGTTGTGTAGGAATTGAAGGAATGTTGCTTTGTGAAATGCCAGAAGAACGGCACAGATCAATGAAAGAATACTATTCTAGTAAGAATGGTGAGCAAAATGAATCAATTGCTAGCGATCTAGATGCTTTAGGACGGCGTACTGGACAACCGATCTTTCAAGAACGGAAGTCTTCTTCAAGTCGCGGTAGAAATCTTTCTGCCATGAGCGATTAACTCTAACGCTATAGGAGCGAAAAAATGGCAAATGTAGACGCCGCATTCGGGTTTGTCCCGATTCGTCACATGAGCGGTAATGCGCCTCGCACCAACAAATATACTATTGCAAGTGAACTTGCTGAAAACATCTTTAAAGGTGATTTAGTTATTGTTGTTGCGGCAGGTACTATTACTCCTCACACTGCAACAGAAGTAAATAACATAGGTGTGTTTGATGGGGTATCTTATACTGCATCAGATGGTTCATTTGTTTATAGTGAGTATTGGCCTTCAGGCACAACTGCTACTGACATCATAGCTTATGTATATGATGATCCGTACACAGTGTTTAAAGCACAATCCGCTGGAACTACTGCACAAACAAATATCATGAATTGCTGTGATGTTGTTGCGGGCGCAGGTTCGACTTTAACAGGTCAATCTGGATTTGAACTGAGTGGCACAATGGCGGCAGGAATAGCTTCTTGCAAGATCGTTGCGCTTTACGATGCACCTGACAATGCTTTTGGTGCGAACGCGATCATGGAGGTTACTATCAACGAACACCTTCTTGGCACTAATGTCGCTGGTATTTAAGGAAGGATTTAAATCATGGCTATGAATAGAGCAAGTTTTGCTAAAATGCTTGAGCCAGGTCTAAACACCTTGTTTGGCCTCGAATATGACAGTTACCCTGCTGAATACGAAGCAGTCTTCTCATCAAACACTTCACAAAAAGCGTTTGAAGAAGATGTACTTTTATCTGGCTTCGGTTCTGCTCCAACAAAGAACGAAGGATCTGCTGTATCATATGATTCTGCGTCTCAACAATGGACTGCACGTTACCAACACGAAACGATTGCATTGGCATTCTCAATTACTGAGGAAGCTGAAGAAGATGGTCAGTACGGCTCAATCGCTTCTCGTTATACAAAAGCACTTGCACGCTCAATGGCTTCCACTAAGGAAATCAAAGCGGCAAATGTTTTAAATAACGCAACTACTGCAAATGGTGGAGATGGTACTACTCTTTTAAGTACAACTCACCCAACGCAAAATGGTAACCAGTCTAACACGTTAGCAACAGCGGCTGACTTGTCTGAAACATCATTAGAGTCAATTCTTATCCAAATCTCGGATATGAAAGATGATCGTGGTCTTCGGATTGCCGCTCAAGGTACGCAGTTGGTTATACCAACAGCTTACACATTTGTTGCAGAGCGTTTGTTGGAATCACAACTTCGCACAGGTACTGCGGACAATGACATCAACGCGATTAAATCTGGCGGCTACTTGCCAAAAGGTTATCATGTGATGCGCCGTCTAACAGATGGTGACCAGTTCTTCGTGACAACTGATGTTCCAGATGGTTTGAAAATGTTCCAACGTTCGCCTATGAAAAAAGGCATGGAAGGTGATTTCGAAACTGGTAACGTGCGCTACAAAGTGCGTGAGCGTTATTCTTTCGGTTTCACTGACTGGCGTGGTATCTTCGGATCAGAAGGCGCGTAATATAATAAATCAAATTATTTTGATTAATCGAGGCGGTCTTAGGGTCGCCTCTTTTTTTTACTTACCCCCTTGCATTACTCTATTTAGTGTACTATATATTGTATATAGATAGAGAAATAAAGGAATTACAAAATGGCATATGTAGATAATCACCCAGGTGAAGCTAACTATTACAGTAGTATTCGCAATTACAAAATGGCTAATGCCGCCAATACAAAGCGTAAAAACTGGATCGCGTCTGATGATCGCGCTCAAGAAATTATTGATTTTGTTGAATTTGAAGATTCAAATGGTGCAGGTTTTTTATCAGCCGTTAAAAGAGGTGTTGATCAGTTTGGTAAGCCAACTGATAATATGCGTAACGCTATGGTCAAGATGATTGACAAGCGTGCGGCTCAAAAGGCTGAGTGGGCTACTAGAGATGGCAAGTGTGAGTTTGTCGGCACAGTGGGAGAGCGTCAGGCTTTCACTCTTACAGTCAAGCACGTGGTCGAGTTGGATGGCGGAAACTGGGGTACAAGCTACATCAACATCTGCCGCGATGCTGACGATAATATTGTGATTTACAAAGGATCTAATGATTGGGGCAAAGGCAATGCAGTTGAGTGTATGGCTAAAGTCAAAGATCATGGTGTTCGAGAAGGTGTAAGGCAGACTATCATTCAACGCCCTACCAAAGTAAAAATCAATGGCAAAGATTGGTAATCAACAAAACAAAGGCGGTCTTCGGATCGCCTCTTTCTTTTTAATTAAACCTGTTGTAGTGTGTAATCACATCCCTGACAGTCGCATGGTGCGGCTGACACTTGCCACGACAGGAGAAATGACATGGCTAATACAACTTTTACTGGGCCAGTACGCTCAGAAGGCGGCTTTCAAGTAGTATCAAAGAATGCTACTACTGGAGCTTATACAGACATTGCAACCATTGCATCAACAGGTATTGTTACTGACAAATTTGTAAAGCACGTTGGCTTTGCTACTGGCGTTACAGTAAACACTACAGCAGGCGATAGCCCTACTATTGGTGAGTTTACACAGCCAGCAAATACAATCATCACTGACATTAAAATATTTTGTGACGTTGCTCCAGTTATTGGAACTGGTGATATTGGTTATGAAGTTGGTACATCTAGTTCAGGCGCACAAATTGTTGCGACTCAGGCAGATGAAATTCTTGATGGCGGTACAACTGTTGTTGCTCACAACGTAACGGTGACTGCATTAGTTCTTCAGACACAAGATGGTACAACTGCACCAGCTTCCGTTCAATATACAGACACTGCAAGAACTATTTTCTGTAACATTACTAACACAGTAAATGCTACAACAGCAGGTTCGTTTACGTTCATCGTTGAGTATGTGCAAATTGCATAAAATTTCTGGCAGGGCTTCGGCTCTGCCTATAACTCATAGGAGTGGCAAATGGCAGATATTAAAACAGTAACAAAAATTTCAGAAAGCACTAGAGAAGTAGTTTTTGCTTTTCAGTATCAGTATGTAGATGGTGGCGACGAAAGTGCTGTCAGTAAAATTGATGTTTCTGCTCTTACTAAAAGTGCAAATGGAGACACTTGCACAGGATTAAGAATTGCAGAATGTTGGTGGGTTATTAAGGCAATGACTGTAGAGGTATTAGCAGATGCTGACGCTGATGTTATAGTTATGCACCTTGATGAAAACCAATCAGGTTATCAAGACTTCTCTAAATTTGGAGGTCTACCAGACACTGCCGATTATGGTGCAAATGGAACTGGTGACATTAAGTTTACAACAACTGGTGCAGGTGCGGCAGGAGATGCGTATCAAATAATTATACGCGGAATTAAGCAATACTAGGGGGCTTAAATGGCACTATCAGGAACTGTAGCCTTTAAACCGAATGTAGAAGAAATAATTACTGAAGCATTTGAGCGTTGCGGTGTTGATCCTCAAGTTCAAACTGGTGATAGGGCTGTGTCTGCAAGGCGCAGTCTTAACCTTCTTTTTTCAGAATGGTCTAACAGAGGTATTAATTATTGGTCTGTAGAGCAGAAGACTTTGACGTTGGTAAAAGATCAAACTACGCCATACACACTACCAGTAGGTACAATTGATATTATGGATGCGGTAATACGAGATAGTTCTGGTACAGATACTTCTGACCAGATTATCAATCGTGTATCTATTGCTGATTACAATCAGCTTCCAAACAAGACATCTAGTGGTAAGCCAAGTCAGTATATGTTGGACAGTCAAATAACACCACAGATTTACATTTGGCAAATACCTGACAGGACAACATACAGTATGGTCTATTGGTCTGTTAATCAACTTGACGACATTACAGCATCTAACCAAGACGCAGACATTCCATATCGTTGGAACGAATGCATATGTGCTGGATTGGCAAGTAAGTTAGCATTAAAATTTGCAAATGAAAAATTTACAATATTAAACGAAATGTATGAACGCGCATTTAGTTTTGCATCTTCGGCAGATAATGATGGTGTAAGTTTAAGGATTCGGCCTACTGCGCTGAACTTATCTTAATGGGTAAATACGCAAGAGGAAAAAAATCCTACGCGATAAGCGACATAAGTGGTCTTCGGGTTAAGTATACCAAACTGAAGACGACTTGGGATGGCTTGCGTGTTTCACCTGAAGATTACGAGCCAAAACATCCACAACTTACTCCTGCTAAAAATGTTGTGGACGCAACTGCCCTATTTAATAGTAGGCCAGATAACGATCCAGAAAATGTCAAAATATTTATTGGTTTTAATTTCGATCCGTTTATAGATCCTCGACAAAGGCCAGGGATTGGAGTTTCATCACTAGGAAGTGTTGGATATGCACATATAAATATAATTAATACAGCGCAAACAGGCGTTGGCGGAACAGGTGCTTTAGGCTCTGAACTTCTAGAAATGTCCATAAATGAAGTTGGTGTTGCAGGAACAGGCGCAACAAATGATGTTAGTGTTCTTGGATTAATAGGCGTGTCTGGTAGTGGTGGTGCTGGTAATATTGGTGCTGAAGCGTTAACTATATCATTAGACGAGGCTGGTGTTGCAAGTACAGGTGCAGTTGGCGCAGAGGCACTAGAATTAACAATAGCAGAAGCTGGCGTTGGCGGAACAGGTGCTGTAGGAAATGAAAGCGTATCTATAAACGAAAGTTTCTGGGGTTCTGGTGACTGGGGTGAAGGGACATGGGGTAACTAAATGAATTATACAACTTTAGTCGCAAACATCCAAAACTTTTTGGAAGACGACTCAACAGAATTGCAAGCATCAATCGATCAGATTATAGCGCAAGCAGAAGATATAATCTTTCAGAGGTTGCCTAATCTGCCTTGCTTTAGAAACACAACGACTGCTAATTTAGTTGTAGGTACAACTGACTATGTAGTGGCATCTGCTAGGATGATTAGGCAAGTGTCAGTAATTAGCTCAAATGTTTCATCATACTTAGATCATAGAGTTGATTCTTACTTACGAGACTATTGGCCTAACCTAACTACGCAAGGCACACCAAAGTTTTACAGCACAAAATCAGCAAATACAGCAGGTACTACAATAAGAATAGCACCAACACCAGATACTGCTGACAGTTATCAAGTGGACTTCATTGCACCAGAGGCAGGGCTAAGTTCAAGTAATGCTAACACATGGGTTGGCGACAACGCAGAAAATGTGTTACTATCGGCGTGTCTATATGAGGCATCAGCGTTTCTAAAAGCTGGAGAGACATTGACGCTTTATAAAACACAATTTGACGAAGCGGTACAATTATTTGTACAAGAGATGCAACGCGATTATGCGGCAGAATATAACGGAGGTCTATAATGGCTATTACACAAGCAATGTGTACTCAATTTAAGAAAGATGTAATGCTTGGGTTGCATGATCTTGATAGTGACACAATAAAAATTGCCCTTTACACAAGTAGCGCAACATTAAACGCGACTACTGATACTTATACAACATCAAACGAAGTTGCTAGTGGCGGTGGGTATACCACTGGTGGAGAAACTTTAACAAATGCGTCTGTAGTTGAAAACGGAACAAGCGGATGTTTTGATAGTGATGATCCTGAGTGGACATCAGCTACATTCACAGCGCGTGGCGCATTAATATATAACGACACAGACGGAGATAGAGCTATCGCAGTTCTAGACTTTGGCGGTGACTTCACAGTTGCTGGTGGTACATTTAAAATTGTTTTCCCAGCACAAACAGCTTCTAACGCAATAGTAAGGATAGATTGATATGGCTTCTACCTATGTAAATGACCTCCGCCTCAATGAGATGGCAACTGGCGATGCGTCAGGCTCATGGGGTACAATAACCAATACAAACCTTGAATTAATTTCAGAAGCGTTTTCTTTTGGCACAGAAGCCATAACAACAAACGCTGACACGCACACAACAACAATAGCAGATGGTGCTACTGACCCAGGTCGGTCAATGTTTTTAAAGTACACAGGAACTTTAGATTCTGCTTGCACGATCACGATAGCGCCAAATACGGTTAGTAAGCTGTGGTTCATTGAGAACGGAACCTCTGGCTCACAGAACATCATCATATCTCAAGGCTCTGGGGCTAATATTACAATCCCACCGGGCGATACTAAAGCTATCTATTCAGATGGTGCAGGCTCTGGCGCGGCAATGGTTGACGCTTTTGCTTCTTTGTCTGTTGTTGACCTAAAGGTTCAAGACGATCTGACTGTTACGGATGATGCGGCCATTTTAGGCGCGTTGGCCGTGACGGGTGATTATTCTTCCACAACTTCTGGTACATCCAACCTACGCCTTGGTGTCAACGCAGGTAACTCAATACAATCTGGCGGTAACTTCAATGTGACTGTGGGTGACGAGGCAGGTACTGCGATTACTACGGCAGATAACAACACTGCTGTTGGTTATTCCGCAGGTAAAGCATTAACTACAGGCTA